GGGCCGCGCGTTCGGCGAACCAGTCCAGCGCCCACTCGACCCCGTACCGGGCCGCGACGATTTCCACGTGCACGTCACCGTCCGCCCGGCGGCCCGCGGCCGCGATATAGGACCGGGTCCTGTCGTGTTCCGTGTCCAGGCAGTACGTCACCGGTGCCGCCGCCGGGATGCCCGAGGCCGGATCGATGCCCGCCTCCCAGGACCCCGTGGGGAACGGTCCCTCCGTGGTGCCGTCGTTCCACTGGCACAGGACCTCCGTCCGGAACACCCATTCGGGGTCCGTCTTGCGTGCCGAGGCGATCGCCCGCTCCGTGATCGCGTAGCCCAGCGACGGATTGGCCGCCGCCCAGCCGGCCCGGTCATCCAGGGAGCAGCCCGGCGGCGCCGACCACTCGAAGATCCCCAGCGAATCGTCCTCGGCGTCCGGCGCGTCCTCGACCAGGTCCTCCGGGACCGCCTCGACCACCTCGAGCAGCCCGAGGCCGTCCGCGTTGATCCCGTCCGGGTCCCCGAGCGCGGCGTGCGCCATTTTCCGCAGGTACCGCAGCACCAGCGAGGACGCGTCCCCGGCATTCGACAGGGCCAGGATCAGGGCCAGGGCCCGGGCCATCGTCGTTTTCGTGATCGCGCCCCACGCGTCCCAGCTTTGATGCTCCCGCAGCTCGTCCAGCAGGATCAGGTCCCCGGACAGGCCGCGGCCGCCCCGCCGGGACGCCGTCTGCACCTTGTACCGTTCCCCCCGCACCAGGTCCAGGGACTTTTTCCCGTTCGTCTGATTGACCCGCTTGATTTCCGAGGCCAGCTCCGGGCATTCCTCCGCTATCTCAACAGCGCCGGCCCAAACCTCCTCCGCGATGTCCAAGTTCTGCGCCGTGCCGATCACCAGCCGCGCCGCCCGCACATACATGAAGAACAGGGCGAGGACCTGCGCTAGTGTGCTTTTCCCGTTCTGCCGCGCCACTAGCAACACGACCGTCCGGAAACGGAAAGACCCGTCCGGCAGCAGCTCCAGCGCATGGATCAGGAACCACTTCTGCCAGGGGAACAGCACCAGGCCGAGGACACCCTCCGCGAAGTCGATGCACGCGAACCCCGCCGACGTCCGCGGCGTCAGGCGCCGCAGCGGCGGCGTGAAAATCCGCGGGACCTCGTCCCCGTAGAGCCTAGCCGGAGCGCTTCCGCGTCCCGCCGGCCCCGCCTTGGATCGCCCGGAGCTGCGCGAGCTTGCCACCACCGGCCTCCTTCTTCGAGTCCAGCGCCTTCCGGCCCGCCGGCGTCAGCCCGAGCTGTTCGCAGTACTTCAGATACAGCGCCTGCGTGACGTTATCGAACCGGCCGTCAATGACCGGATAGTCCGGATCGTCCAGCCGTTCGGCCATTTGCAGCAGCACGGCAACCGCGCCCTCGTCCGCGTCGGTAATCTGCCCGGCCTGCTTCGCCGCTTGAACCGAGTCATTCGTCGTCGTCCAAATGTCCACGCCTCAGTCCTCCCACCGGGCCAGCTCCCGCACGAACCACCGCAGGAACCCCAGCCCCGCCAACACCAGCCCGGCCACCAGGACCAGACCGGCCGTTATCCACCGCAGCACCACCGCGCCGCCCCCCCTTTGTCCACAGTTTCCACAGATTTCGTCCACAGTTATTAGACGCGCGACCCCGGCCCGACCCCCGGGGGGAGACGGACCACTGCCGGCGCCTCGGGTCCCCCGGCCAGGTTCTAGGGATTCAGACCCCCTTACCCCGGGGGGACGCTCACCAGTTGCGTGAGAGCAGCCCGAGGCCCAGGGGCGGCGGTTTGTTGCCGCGTCGTTTGTTGCACAGTGAGTGCGCGGCGGCGAGGTTGCCGGGGTCCTCCCGCAGTTCCGGGTGTGTGGACCACGGTTTGATGTGATCGACCGAGAACGCCCAGTCGTGATCGGCGGGCAGTGTGTAGTCGATGGGTTGGCCGCAGAGCCAGCAGGGATCGTGCCGGGCCCGCAGCTCCGCGGCCTGCCGCTTCTGCCGTTTGGTGCGCCGCGCGTTGACCTCACCTGCCACGGCCGTCACCCCCGCGCCTCCGCCTCCGGCGGGCAGGGACCCACCCGGCCCAGCCAGAACGGTTTGTTGTGGGATGCCCTGCCCCCCGGTTACTGGGGTCGGTCCCCGGGATCAGAGAGGTTGTGAGAGGTGCATCGATGGGGGACGACGAACCGCGAAACCCAAGCCACCCGGGGACCTGGCGACACGTATGCCACCTGCCCCCCAGTGTTCAGCACCCCTGTCGTCTAGTCAAGGTGGACGCGCGGAACGTTCGCAATATCCGTGCGCGCGCGTCCTGCCCGGGTAGAGTGAGCCGGGTCCAGACACCCCAAGGAAAGGGAACCCCGAGGCCATGCCCGAGGAAACAGTCTCAGCCCGCCTGCTTATCGAAGTGACCGCCGGGATTATCCCGGGCCAGGCCATGGCCGAACACCGGCGCGTGTTCGCCGTGACGTCCCCACAATGGCAACGGGCCACCGAGGCCGGCACGCAATCCGAGGTACTGGCCGACGCGAACGGCCGCGCCCAGGGATACGCCGCCCTCCTCATGCTCCAGCCGGACCAGGTCAACTGGGTCAACACCCACTGGCTATGGCTCTAGAACCGGTCATCAACGCCCAGCCCACCCCGTGCAACCTGCCCTGGCCGGACCACGCGTGGGACGACCCGGACGACGACGGCCACCAGTGCGCCGGATGCGGCGCGGACTCCGTCTGGAAGTGCGACCCGGCCGCCCATAACATCGGCGCGTGGCTGCGGGAGCACGACCCGGCGTGGGCGCAGGTACTCACCCCGGGCAGGACCTTTGAACTACCCGAAGGACGGATCCACCTTGACCCCCAGCACCGCAATGACTGAGCCGAAGCGCCCCGAGTACGGCGTCGTCTCCTGCGGGAAGCTCGCCCCCGGGCCACTGGCCCATCCCGGGCCGTGCCGCCGCGAGCCCGGACACGACGGACCCTGCACCTACCAGTATGGGAACGGCCTCGTGGCGATCGCCGAGGGCCCGCCCCCGCTGCCTGCCGAGGCCGAGGCCGAGGCCGCGCAGCTTTTGGCCATTATGCGCCAGGACCGCCGCCGCATCCGGCGGTCCATGCGTATCGTGATGGTTTGCGCGCTTGTGTCGTTCGTGTGTGCCGGGTATGCGGTGCTGCGCGCCCTCGAAATACTCGTCTTGTGACGATTAGCGCCGGTATCCGCGGCCGCGAGGTTTCCCGCCGTTGTGGAGCAGGGACGGGCCCCGGTCCGCTTCCGCGGCCAGGTTCGTTAGGCGCATGACCATAAAGTCGTGCCCGAACCGGGCCGCCTCGTGGCTCGTGTAGCGCGCCATTTCCTCGTCCAGGGGCCCGCCGAAAACGAGAGTTTCAAAGATCACCGGCGGGCCGTCGCCCCAGTTGTGGTTCAGGCCGAGCCACACGGTAGAGACAAGCCCGAGCCGGCCCAGGTCAGTGCGCCCGACGTGAATGCCGCCAGCGCGCCGCAGCGCGCTCCAGCGTTCCAGCGTGATCGGTTCCCCGTCCCAGTCGTAATACAGCGGCCACATAATGACCAAGGGTATCCGCTAGGCCCAGCCCATGGGCAGGACGTCCTGCCGCAGCGCGGCCGCGACGGACCCGGAGCCGGCGAACAGGTCCGTGACCGTGTCCGTGTCCGGGTCATAGCCGAGCGCGTCCAGCACCCACCGGGTCCAGCCGGCCGGCTTGGACCCGACAAACCCGGCCCGCTGCCCGGCCAGGTCCAGGACGTCGTCCACCGGCGGCCCGGTCCCGTACGCCTTCCGCGGCGTGCACACCAGGACCGCTTCCCAGCAGGGCCGCAACCGTGACCCGGCCGGCGGCGCGTTCCTGCGGTGCCAGATCATGACCCGCGCGTCCGGGGCCGCCGCCAGGTACACCGGCAGGGACGCCGGCCCCGCAGCGATCGCCCACCCGTCGAACCCGGCCCGCAGCTGCGCGACCAGGGCAGTGTGCCGGGCCGGGTCATCCCATTCCGCGGCACCGTCGTGTTCGTCCGCCCGGTGCCTGCCCCCGCCGGAGCCCCTGCCGGCCGGCCCGTACCAACGCGCGGCCCGCCCCAGATACGGCGGATCCGCGATCGCTAGTCGCACGGTTCGGCCTCCAGGCCGTACGGTTTCCCGGAGTCCTCCGGCCGGCACCGGTTCAGGTAGTGTCCGGGGCCGTGCACGTGGCCCCACATCACGCCCAGCCATTCAATCGGCCAGCCGCAGTGCCGGCAGAACGGCCCGTTCACGTCCAGCAGTCCGGACATTCGACCCGCTCAGCTTCCGATTCATCGTACGCATGGCAGACGCAGCCGCACGGGGCCAGCGCGTCCGTGTTCAGGTCCCACGCGGCGCCGTCGCACTTTTGGTGGTTCCCGTCCCGGCAGTCCGGCGAGTACACCGGCAGCCGGGCCGGCCGCGCGTCCGCGTCATGGATGGGGCAGCCGAGCACGATAGCGGCCTCCGTGCAAAAGCAATCGTCGTACGTCCAGGCCGTCACGTTCCCGCCTTCCCTTCCGGGTACCGCAGGGCCGCGGCCACCCGGTACACGTCCGCCAGGTCATACAGTGCCCGGCCGCGCTTGTCTGCGCCCTTCCGGACGAACCGGCCCTCGTGGGCCCAGCGCCGAATCGTGGATTCGGGCCGGTCCACCGCCACCGCCGCCGATACCGAGTCGACCAGCACCCGGCGGGGCCGCTCATTTGATCCTGCCACGTCGTT